ATGGCGGGTTATTTGTCCTGGTTATTCCCCCGTTGTAAAATCTCTCCTAAACTTAACGGTACGGCACCACACTTCGGGGATGAAATGTTCGCGCTGGTACTTTTTGTTTGCTACCTGGATGGCGGTTGTGAAGATATTGTTGTGGATGTCTACAACACGGAACAGCAGTGTCTTTATTCTATGAGCGATCAACGGATCCGCCATGGCGGTTGTTTTCCGATTGAGGATTTTATAGATGGTTTCTGGCGACCAGCACAGGAGTATGGTGATTTTTAATTATTGCAATTGCACAAGAGTCAGTTCGCCCCCAAAGACAGCACCGGTATCAATATAATGCAGGTTGCCAATATCCACGCGATGTCGCAACGGTGTATGACCAAACCAGAAATGATCAGCACCTGTAATTCCCTGCCCTTTTTGGCGTTCACCTAATCGCGAGCGGCTCCACAAGACCTGATGCAAATCAACGTCCTTTTGCCATTCATAAACATCATCTGGATAATCGGCATGAGCAATAACATGTTTGCCGGTACGACTGTGTACTTCAAGAATAAAGGGCAAATGCTGACATTTTTCCAGCGCCGTTTTCGCTTGTTTCTGTTGATTATCTGCCAGCGCAATAAACCAGTCGCCGCCATTCATCAACCACAAAGACATCTGCTGGGATGCCAGCGCATCCATCGCCATCTGTTCATGATTGCCTCTTACCGCACGAACCCAATGTTGTTCCAGTAACTGCAGGCAACGTAAACTTTGCGGCCCACGATCGATAACGTCTCCCACTGAGATAAGTAAATCTCGCCACGGATCAAAACCACAATGCCATAATTTGCGGCGCAACTGCTCAAGACAACCGTGTATATCGCCAGAAAGCCAGATATGTCGCCATTGATGACCCGCAATTCTCTGATAAACGGGCGCAGGCTGTTTCATCAATATTTTCCTCCCGCGCTAAAGATCACATAATCTTAACAAGAATGTTAAAAAACGCTGGACTCAGACAGTAGAGTGTGTGTTATGGTTGACTATAAAGTCAGCGAAGGAAATGCTTCTGGCTTTTAACAGATAAAAAGAGACCGAACACGATTCCTGTTTTCGTCAACAAACGACAAAATCCTTTAGAATTAATGTGTTAAATAAATTTATGCTCATCTTTTAATCCCTAACACATACCATTACATATTAATACATTCAATTAGTTACCATTTTTTTCGAGTTTTTTAGAGAAATTTTCGGGAATATTTCAGGTCAATCCATGCATACACAAGCAATTCCTGTATTGAATAATTCCGTAGCAATTATGTAAAATCACCTTCGGCTGATTTTCATTCAAACTCGCGCTATCGAACGTCCATCAGCCAGCCGTGGCACGTTCTTGCATACGACGTGCTGCGGTTTCATTTATCTCCGACCGGAAACTTCTTATACAAAGTCGATACGCCAACATCATAGATGATCTCCACATTCTGGCGATGAACTCCTGATGCAATTAGTCGCCCGGCCTGCGCCCATTGTTCTGATGAAAGTTCGGGACGGCGACCGCCAATTCGTCCCTGTGCGCGAGCAGCTTCCAGTCCAGCTTTTGTTCGTTCAACAATCAGTTCACGCTCCATTTCAGCCAGGGCACCCATGACATGAAAAAAGAAACGGCCATTGGGGTGCTGGTATCAATACTGTCAGTCAGGCTTCGGAAATTCACGCCACGCTGACGCAACTCTTCTATCAGCGTAACAAGATGCCGCATACTGCGCCCCAACCTGTCCAGCTTCCAGACAACCAGAGTGTCTCCTGCCGATAGTGTCCTGAGCAGTTTTTTAAGCCCCGGTCTGTCGGACTTAGTGCCACTGATTTTATCCTCAAAAACCCGCTCACATCCCGCGCAGTTCAGTGCATTACGTTGCAGATCGGTGTTCTGGTCATTTGTTGATACGCGTACATAGCCAATAAGCATGTTAAATCCCCTTGGTAAAAGCAGGAATGATGCCATTTGCTTGTTATTTCTGCATTTTCATAAACGTTGGTTTGGGAGAAGGCTCTGCATTACCGGTTGGGGTGCCTGTTCCGTGGCCTTCAGCCACTCCGCCAACAGGCTGGCTGAAATGCAACGGTGCCGCTTTTTCTGCTGAAGAATACCCGGAACTGGCAAAGGCTTATCCGGCAAATAAATTGCCTGATTTACGTGGTGAGTTTATTCGTGGCTGGGATGACGGGCGTGGTATTGATGCTGTACGTGCCTTGCTAAGTCTTCAGAATGGAGGAGTGGAATCACACACCCACCAAGGGCAGCTCTTCAGAGTTAGTGATTATCGTACAAAAGAAATACCAGCATCAGAAGTTATGGGAAGAGGATATATTGCAAGCCTGACGCCGGGTGCTGATAGCCCACTTGATTTTGATGATTATCCTGTATCTTCTAATCCAAATGGATATTTTGTCGGGAATCAGAGAACAACAGCATATGGGATAAATGAAACCCGTCCACGGAATATTGCATTTAACTATATCGTGAGGGCTGCATAATGGATAACGCTGTATTAAATAGCGAGTTTATTGCTACAAAGGCGGGGAATATTACCGTCTATAACTATGATGGCGAAACACGGGAATATATTTCCACATCAACTGAATATCTTGCCGTTGGTATCGGTATCCCTGCATATTCCTGTTTAGATGCCCCTGGCACATACAAAGCTGGTTATGCAATCTGCCGATCTGTAGATTTTAACTCATGGGAATATGTGCCAGACCATCGCGGTGAAATCGTCTTTAGCACCGAAACAGGAGAATCAAAAGAAATCACAGCTCCGGGTGATTACCCTGATAATACAACCACTATCGCCCCGTTAACGCCATACGATAAATGGGATGGTGAGAAATGGGTGACGGATACCGAAGCACAGCATAGCGCCGCAGTAGATGCAGCAGAAGCACAGCGCCAGTCACTGATTGATACTGCAATGGCTTCAATCAGTCTGATTCAGCTGAAATTGCAGGCCGGACGTAAACTGACGCAGGCAGAAACAACCAGCCTTAACACTGTGCTGGATTACATTGACGCGGTGACGGCAACAGATACCAGCACCGCGCCGGATGTCATCTGGCCTGAACTGCCGGAGGCGTAGGCCATTCAATATCTGGCGCACTGGCGGTATCGACCAGCTCCAGTGCGCCCAGATAATCCAGCCACAAATTATATTGTGCCAGTTCCTCACCTTTCAGACGACCAATAGCTGCTTTACCAGGCCATTGCTTACCGTTCATGTAATCATTGGCTAAATCTATTCTTTTTTGCTTCTCCACATCAGCAGCGACAATTAATTCTTCTCGTGTAAGTGGAGGAATATCACCCCATGCTGGCATGTTATTTAAAGTTATAAGTTGCTTACCTGTAGGGGGAGTGCCGGAAAACTCATAATAAATGCTGTCACTAACGTTAATGGCATCATGTGGCCAACAATTATTATCAACATAATCAGCCTGCCACTCGATGGCATAAAAACGGGACTCAGATGGACTGAACACAAAACGATTCATATTAATATCCTATAGCTAAAAACATAGCGTCTGAGGTGTTTGTATTTACAGCAATATTCATCATGACCTGAGCGGTAAATCCTGTATTGCTTACCCACTCGCATGAGTTAGTTATCTGAACCCATGTTAATTTGGTAGAAAAAACGCCCCAGCAATTAACAGGGAACGGGACAGGGAAAGTCACTGGCACAGAATTTACTACACCGACAGTAGTCAAATTTGCGAGCGTCCGGCGAAACACCTGAATCTTAAGACCATCAGGACCTGTAAATAACAAATTATCGGTGTACTGCCCGCTTGCTCTTAAACCAAGGTTTTCGAGAGCCGTTTTCACTGTGCCGTCCGATTTGATATCGCCAAACGGATTTTTGCGGCTCAGGTATTCAACAGCAAACCCCGATCCAAGCAATTCAACAAAACCGGGCAGATCACCATTATCAAGCACATCCCGTTGCGTTTTGTCACTTACAAACTGGGCCAGAGCTGCAGCAATAAAGCTGGCCTGTCGAATGGCTTTGTTCACCTGCGCACTGGATGCTTTCCCTGCTGTAAATCCGGATAAAAGCGCAGGCAACGCTTCCCATTCCTCCTGCGACATAACATTGGCATTTCGATCCGTTGCAAACGCTTTAAAGTCATTTTTCGCCATCAGAGTAATACTCCCCATGCTCCTACATCAAAACCACTGATGAATTCGTTATCCATATCAAAACCAAAAAATTTTGAGCCTTCCGATGGGGTTTCCACCGAAGGTGTTTCAATGCCACCCGCCCATACCCCGGCGGCTTTTACTGTGAGATACCCCTGTTTAATTGCCGCAATTAACTCACGCGATACATCTGAAATATCAGTATCAGGAAAGACCCAGACCGATATCGTCATGTCCTGGTTATCGACTATCTGCATTCGCAGCCCGGATCCTGCTGTTGCAGCGTCAAGAATTGCCGGAAGAGAATCATTCCGTCCATCCCAGTTATTAATCGCAATCTTCGCTTTAAGAATGACACGATAAGTTTCATCGCTGAGGTACATGTATCCGGAATCAGGATCGTATGGTCCCTGCCATACCCCCTGATCATATCCAAGCCCGTCGGTATCCCAGCTGAAATAGACACCTGAGATAGGCTGGCTGACAACACGGCTACGTCCGATCCACAATCCCAGAATGTCAAGTTGCACACCAACCGCAGAGTCAATATCAAATGCAGTAATCAGCCCTCTGGTGGCAGCCGCAACATCAATAAGCGGCCGGGTCATCAGATCAACATGCGCAAGAAATTTAGGTTTAGTGGCGTGGTAGTTCGTGATTAGTTCGGTGTATTTGCTCATGACTCCACCGTTATAACGATATTTTCCGGGGTACAGGACGCAGATTCGTTGTATCTGATATCAATGTTTGATGACGACAAAGCCCCCGGGGATTTCCCAATCGTCAGTTCCTGAATATCGTAATAGCGTGCATCCCCGCCACTCACCACGCCAAGATTCGCCGGTGAGTAAATGCGACTTAAAAGGACCGAATCACCAATCATCAGACTATTGATATAGTCGGAAATAGCCTGCTGGATCTGCTGCCCTATCTGTGAGGTATAACCCGTAAAAACTTTTAATTTAATCCGGGCATAAACAGGCACATCACTGGAACGCGAGAATTTGATTACATGGGGATTGCCGTATTTATCCGGAACCGTAACGGATGTTGTACCGTGAGTGGCTGTCCCCTGGCCTTTATTCCCTCTGATAGCCTGAGCAATATCCGTCACATCACCGCCATCCACAATTACAGCAACAGAGTGTGGCGGTAACCCGTTACCGTCCTCCGAACCAGTATCGTTTTCATAGAGTTTGTGGCGGGTTACACCGGTAACATTAGAAACAGCACCATCCAGTGCTTCAAATGGGGTTATTGATGGCAACGCAACACTTTGCGACTGACGGATACGTAACTCCGCGTCAGTTTCTGCCGGAGTGCCCACAGTAGCCGCAGCAGGATTAGTTACCGAAACCCAGCCACGGGTTGGCGTATTAATTTCAGTGATAGTTCCAGCCAGCGCCGCCACTGCACCACTGACGGAACATGTTGCGGTCGCCATCACTGTACCATCCACGCCGACCACTACTGAAGCAGGCAAACGCCATATCACATTATTACTGTCTTTCACGCTGCCATTAATGATGGTTGTTCCGGCAGTTCCTGCAAGAAGCAAATCAACCGTAGAGTTCGTCGCGCCTTTACGTGAAATACCATTTATTTTCACGTTACTGGTCAGTGCAGCCCCATAGCCGGTTGCCGGTGAAAAACAGTTGTAGACAGTTATCGCCATATTATTGGCATCATGAATCGCCAGCGCCATCAGAGCCACCATCTGGCCGTCTTTGCTGTCCGGTTCGAGGTAGGCATCACTGCCATAAATCTGCTGAAAATAGCTAATCAGGGTGCTGAGTATCGTCTGATAATCAGGCGCACTGATCCCCTCCGCGGTTACCTTTGCAGATAAACCGAGAGAATCAAGGTTCAGAGCCATTACGCCTCCGATGTAACAGTCGTTATTCCATAAAGAGTGTCGATTTCAGCGGAAAACATGACACGTCGGGTCGTGGTATCCACTGTCGTATTGAAAGAGAGGATTGATTTAACGCNTTGGTTTAAGAGCAAGCGGGCAGTACACCGATAATTTGTTATTTACAGGTCCTGATGGTCTTAAGATTCAGGTGTTTCGCCGGACGCTCGCAAATTTGACTACTGTCGGTGTAGTAAATTCTGTGCCAGTGACTTTCCCTGTCCCGTTCCCTGTTAATTGCTGGGGCGTTTTTTCTACCAAATTAACATGGGTTCAGATAACTAACTCATGCGAGTGGGTAAGCAATACAGGATTTACCGCTCAGGTCATGATGAATATTGCTGTAAATACAAACACCTCAGACGCTATGTTTTTAGCTATAGGATATTAATATGAATCGTTTTGTGTTCAGTCCATCTGAGTCCCGTTTTTATGCCATCGAGTGGCAGGCTGATTATGTTGATAATAATTGTTGGCCACATGATGCCATTAACGTTAGTGACAGCATTTATTATGAGTTTTCCGGCACTCCCCCTACAGGTAAGCAACTTATAACTTTAAATAACATGCCAGCATGGGGTGATATTCCTCCACTTACACGAGAAGAATTAATTGTCGCTGCTGATGTGGAGAAGCAAAAAAGAATAGATTTAGCCAATGATTACATGAACGGTAAGCAATGGCCTGGTAAAGCAGCTATTGGTCGTCTGAAAGGTGAGGAACTGGCACAATATAATTTGTGGCTGGATTATCTGGGCGCACTGGAGCTGGTCGATACCGCCAGTGCGCCAGATATTGAATGGCCTACGCCTCCGGCAGTTCAGGCCAGATGACATCCGGCGCGGTGCTGGTATCTGTTGCCGTCACCGCGTCAATGTAATCCAGCACAGTGTTAAGGCTGGTTGTTTCTGCCTGCGTCAGTTTACGTCCGGCCTGCAATTTCAGCTGAATCAGACTGATTGAAGCCATTGCAGTATCAATCAGTGACTGGCGCTGTGCTTCTGCTGCATCTACTGCGGCGCTATGCTGTGCTTCGGTATCCGTCACCCATTTCTCACCATCCCATTTATCGTATGGCGTTAACGGGGCGATAGTGGTTGTATTATCAGGGTAATCACCCGGAGCTGTGATTTCTTTTGATTCTCCTGTTTCGGTGCTAAAGACGATTTCACCGCGATGGTCTGGCACATATTCCCATGAGTTAAAATCTACAGATCGGCAGATTGCATAACCAGCTTTGTATGTGCCAGGGGCATCTAAACAGGAATATGCAGGGATACCGATACCAACGGCAAGATATTCAGTTGATGTGGAAATATATTCCCGTGTTTCGCCATCATAGTTATAGACGGTAATATTCCCCGCCTTTGTAGCAATAAACTCGCTATTTAATACAGCGTTATCCATTATGCAGCCCTCACGATATAGTTAAATGCAATATTCCGTGGACGGGTTTCATTTATCCCATATGCTGTTGTTCTCTGATTCCCGACAAAATATCCATTTGGATTAGAAGATACAGGATAATCATCAAAATCAAGTGGGCTATCAGCACCCGGCGTCAGGCTTGCAATATATCCTCTTCCCATAACTTCTGATGCTGGTATTTCTTTTGTACGATAATCACTAACTCTGAAGAGCTGCCCTTGGTGGGTGTGTGATTCCACTCCTCCATTCTGAAGACTTAGCAAGGCACGTACAGCATCAATACCACGCCCGTCATCCCAGCCACGAATAAACTCACCACGTAAATCAGGCAATTTATTTGCCGGATAAGCCTTTGCCAGTTCCGGGTATTCTTCAGCAGAAAAAGCGGCACCGTTGCATTTCAGCCAGCCTGTTGGCGGAGTGGCTGAAGGCCACGGAACAGGCACCCCAACCGGTAATGCAGAGCCTTCTCCCAAACCAAGGTTTTCGAGAGCCGTTTTCACTGTGCCGTCCGATTTGATATCGCCAAACGGATTTTTGCGGCTCAGGTATTCAACAGCAAACCCCGATCCAAGCAATTCAACAAAACCGGGCAGATCACCATTATCAAGCACATCCCGTTGCGTTTTGTCACTTACAAACTGGGCCAGAGCTGCAGCAATAAAGCTGGCCTGTCGAATGGCTTTGTTCACCTGCGCACTGGATGCTTTCCCTGCTGTAAATCCGGATAAAAGCGCAGGCAACGCTTCCCATTCCTCCTGCGACATAACATTGGCATTTCGATCCGTTGCAAACGCTTTAAAGTCATTTTTCGCCATCAGAGTAATACTCCCCATGCTCCTACATCAAAACCACTGATGAATTCGTTATCCATATCAAAACCAAAAAATTTTGAGCCTTCCGATGGGGTTTCCACCGAAGGTGTTTCAATGCCACCCGCCCATACCCCGGCGGCTTTTACTGTGAGATACCCCTGTTTAATTGCCGCAATTAACTCACGCGATACATCTGAAATATCAGTATCAGGAAAGACCCAGACCGATATCGTCATGTCCTGGTTATCGACTATCTGCATTCGCAGCCCGGATCCTGCTGTTGCAGCGTCAAGAATTGCCGGAAGAGAATCATTCCGTCCATCCCAGTTATTAATCGCAATCTTCGCTTTAAGAATGACACGATAAGTTTCATCGCTGAGGTACATGTATCCGGAATCAGGATCGTATGGTCCCTGCCATACCCCCTGATCATATCCAAGCCCGTCGGTATCCCAGCTGAAATAGACACCTGAGATAGGCTGGCTGACAACACGGCTACGTCCGATCCACAATCCCAGAATGTCAAGTTGCACACCAACCGCAGAGTCAATATCAAATGCAGTAATCAGCCCTCTGGTGGCAGCCGCAACATCAATAAGCGGCCGGGTCATCAGATCAACATGCGCAAGAAATTTAGGTTTAGTGGCGTGGTAGTTCGTGATTAGTTCGGTGTATTTGCTCATGACTCCACCGTTATAACGATATTTTCCGGGGTACAGGACGCAGATTCGTTGTATCTGATATCAATGTTTGATGACGACAAAGCCCCCGGGGATTTCCCAATCGTCAGTTCCTGAATATCGTAATAGCGTGCATTCCCGCCACTCACCACGCCAAGATTCGCCGGTGAGTAAATGCGACTTAAAAGGACCGAATCACCAATCATCAGACTATTGATATAGTCGGAAATAGCCTGCTGGATCTGCTGCCCTATCTGTGAGGTATAACCCGTAAAAACTTTTAATTTAATCCGGGCATAAACAGGCACATCACTGGAACGCGAGAATTTGATTACATGGGGATTGCCGTATTTATCCGGAACCGTAACGGATGTTGTACCGTGAGTGGCTGTCCCCTGGCCTTTATTCCCTCTGATAGCCTGAGCAATATCCGTCACATCACCGCCATCCACAATTACAGCAACAGAGTGTGGCGGTAACCCGTTACCGTCCTCCGAACCAGTATCGTTTTCATAGAGTTTGTGGCGGGTTACACCGGTAACATTAGAAACAGCACCATCCAGTGCTTCAAATGGGGTTATTGATGGCAACGCAACACTTTGCGACTGACGGATACGTAACTCCGCGTCAGTTTCTGCCGGAGTGCCCACAGTAGCCGCAGCAGGATTAGTTACCGAAACCCAGCCACGGGTTGGCGTATTAATTTCAGTGATAGTTCCAGCCAGCGCCGCCACTGCACCACTGACGGAACATGTTGCGGTCGCCATCACTGTACCATCCACGCCGACCACTACTGAAGCAGGCAAACGCCATATCACATTATTACTGTCTTTCACGCTGCCATTAATGATGGTTGTTCCGGCAGTTCCTGCAAGAAGCAAATCAACCGTAGAGTTCGTCGCGCCTTTACGTGAAATACCATTTATTTTCACGTTACTGGTCAGTGCAGCCCCATAGCCGGTTGCCGGTGAAAAACAGTTGTAGACAGTTATCGCCATATTATTGGCATCATGAATCGCCAGCGCCATCAGAGCCACCATCTGGCCGTCTTTGCTGTCCGGTTCGAGGTAGGCATCACTGCCATAAATCTGCTGAAAATAGCTAATCAGGGTGCTGAGTATCGTCTGATAATCAGGCGCACTGATCCCCTCCGCGGTTACCTTTGCAGATAAACCGAGAGAATCAAGGTTCAGAGCCATTACGCCTCCGATGTAACAGTCGTTATTCCATAAAGAGTGTCGATTTCAGCGGAAAACATGACACGTCGGGTCGTGGTATCCACTGTCGTATTGAAAGAGAGGATTGATTTAACGCCCCGCGTTTCGAGGATGCGCTTACGGATCGCCAGGTTGTAGGTTTCCGGCTTCTGCTTTCCGAGCACGGACTGGATCCACGGAGTCCCTTCGGTGGTGTCGAGAAACCATTGCCCATACCACAATTCGAATCGCGTTTTTACCGCCTGCGCCACGGCCTCCGGTGAGTTAATCAGCCAGGTGTCATCACCGCTGCCAAAGGTGTAATCGCCATCGGCGTCTTCACGTCTGTATCGCATCAGTTTACCCCATCGGTATTGCTTCCACCGCGCTGAACACCGCCATGAGTGTGCGTATCATCGATTGACTTGCCGTTAGCCTTAACGCTCCCCAAGAACTCAACAGCACCAGTGATTTTTGAAGCCACACCAGAAACAACAGACCCCACCATGCCACCCATCCAGGTTAACAGGCCATGAATGGTTACTTTCTCAGAAAAATCAGCCAGAGGGGCAACCACATCAAGACCACCCGGAGCGACAATTTTAATTTTCCTGGTGTCAGGATTAAGCTCAAAATAGGTGCTGCCGTCGTCACTACGCAACTGTGTGGCACTGGTATTAATACCGCTAATCTTCCTCGCCTGCGACTGGGGACCGACAATACAAAACGCATCCGATAAATCATGCATTCTGTCATCAACAGGCTCCTGTATCCCGCCGTTCTGCCACCAGAAATCAATACAACGATCGGCAAAAACGACAAGACACTCATCCCTGGCTTTTACCGGAAAAGTCAACGTACAGCCTCCTCCGCGCGGGAATACCACTGGCACATCCACCAGCAATGGGTAATTTTGGGTAATGCGGTTGCCGTCATTATCCTTTTCAACCGAACGTATAGCAGGCTGCACAACTGCCGTAACCGCATCAGGATCGAATGACTGAATAATGCCAGGCAAGGCGACACGGATCTGGTTCTTTGTTGTTTCCCGTTCAGATTTGAATGTTTCGGCAAGGTCGCCGCAGCGGGTCTGGTCAGATACTGCCATTTAGTAGGCTCCAGAAAGCAAAAAACCCGCCATCCGGCGGGTTTTATGTGACTAATTTGATCTTTTCAGTTTATAAGCCCCATCTTACCGGCGCTTCGATAGTTAATTACATCGCCTGAAGAGCCGCAAGGCACAGCTACAGTCGACATTTTGACAAATCCTTTACCGCCCTGCTTTTGGCATAAAGTGGCATGCATTTTTGCTAAACGCGCAGCATGACCAAAATCAATTTTGGTTCCGTAAGTTGAATCTCGTAGAGCTGCTTTTTTGGCAATTCCAGTAATATTTTTGTCTTTAATTACAGATGCAAACAAACTCAAATCATTTCCAATTTGATTGAAGCAAGTACGATTAATATCAACATCGGCATACGCTGAAATGCGTTTGCAATCTGAGATCTGAGAAAGCACAGATGTGTTAACCAGTTGCAAATTTAATTTGTAGTCACCGACATAGGTATAAACTTTGTTAGGGTCCGTGGTTCCCGGATAACGAGTTACGAATGGAATGCTGTTGTACGCATCTCGCAAAGATTCTGCACCCTTACTTTTAAGCTCGTTCCCAACACCAGCAACGATAACCTCTGGATGTGAAACTTCAAATTGAGACTTTTCTTCGCGCTGTATTTGAAGCCTGCTTTTCTGGCTCTCCTCAACTTGCTTATCGTACGCTTGTTTTTCTTCATTTTTTTGGGATAGCCATTTTTCCTGCGCTTTAGCACCATTAGGATCCCAACTACATGAAGTTAAAAAAAGAGAAAATACGATTGTGGTTATCGCAAGCCTGCTCACTATTATGCACCTCGATTCATCGCTGACTGGCTAGGAATATCACTAGCACCTCGAGCAAAGCACATCATATCCATGTACCACGCCTGGCCCCTTGTGTCGCCAGTGTACATAATACCGCGCACAATATAAACGCCATCCGTTGCGATGCTGGCAGGCTGCGATGTGGTGCCGCTTAGCGTGATATTTCCATCCGTGTTCTGGTCGGTGATCTGACCACCAGCCATCGCAATATCGTTGTTCGACAAGGCGGTACGATACACGGAAGCCTGATCCAGCTGAATGAGTCCGTTAACCCGGATGTTCGGATTAATAAGCGCGCGGACGTTTACGCCGTTACCGATAGTCTGCTGCGGCATGCCAATAAGCCCGGTAGCGCTGTTGAGCACAATCGCTTCATGAACATATTCGTTATTCGCCACCATCTGGCGCTGACCGTCCACGAATTGCCATGTTGCGCCACATTGCCCGGCTACGTTATCCATTAGATGCCGCGTCATGCCAAAGAGTACCCGCCCCCGGGGGAATACAGTAGCAGGCATTTCAGGCGTCAGGCCTTCGGTCGCACCTTTGGCTTCGAAGTCTTTCATCAGCGCACGGTTTACATCAGCGACCGTGTAACCGGCAGCCAGCGTCTGTGAGGTTATACTGGTGGCAAAAGCCAGATCAGTATCTGCTGCCTGAATCAGGACGTAGGAATCAACCGGACTGTCTTTTCCTGTGACCGAGTAGCGAATTTCACCGCTGAAAATCAGTCCGTAGTTGCGGCCATCACTCTGACCCACGTCCGCCGCGTCAACTTCCCGCACGGTCCCGACGTCGCTTGCCGACACCTCCGGCGCGATACCGTCGTAACCGGCAATCAGACGCACTTTCGAAAACTCCTGCCCGGTGATTCGGTTCACAGTATCTGCCGAGAGGTTATAAATTTTGATAGTCCCTACCCGGGACGCGCTGCTGATGTTGAACCAGTCGATCGTAAAGGTGACTTTAAAATCACTTAGCTCAATTCCCTGACCGTTCCCGTCCACAAGCTGCAGCTCGAAATGTCTCATCCAGTTCTGTGACATGCTTACTCCGTTGATACCAGTAAATGGCTGCGACAGCCCAGGTCAGTTTTTGTGGGGTAATCCTGTGTGTTGTCATCACAGACCACCACCAGCTTAAAACCAAGCCCCATACAGGCGTACTGCGCCAGCAGGTCAGCACCAGTGACGAGAGGAATACCGGAGATTACCGGCTCCCCTCTGTCGTTCTGCAGGTCCATAATCCAGTACAGATCGCGCCATATGATGCTAATCCGCCAGGTGACACCACCCAGGACGATGCTGAACTGCTGGTTGTCCGCTGTCAGCGGAATTTCCTGAATTGTCATTAGCCGCCCCCCAGTAATGACGCCACGTTACCCGTGATGCTTTTCAGCAGTGAAGTATCTGGAGGTTTTGTGGTTTTGTTGCCGCTGTTCTGTACCGCCGACGTGCTGGCCCCTTCCTTCATGTTGGTTTTATCCGCGACGGTAATCTGCTGTGTCCGGGAGATAATGACCTCCCTCAGGGTGAGGACGGCGGACAGGACGTTTTCGCTTGTCTTGTCCGTCGTCACTTCCAGCGCCCGGATCAACATGTTGCTGTACAGCCGTTTACCGGTTACCACATCGAAGGGGATACGGCTTTCCTGCAGATCCAGTAGCTCCTGATACGTCTGCTGAGGACTCAGGCCGAGCAGGCTGGTAGCCGTCAGGTTACTGGCAAAATCCAGCAATGCGCCGCCACCGGCGAAACCAACCTCCATCACCACTTCTGACGGTTTTTTATAGGCATGATCAGCGACAGCGGCCCCGACCTCTACCGGATGCTCGGTTATTTCAAGCATATCTGTATGCTTCTCTGAAATAACAACACTGGGAACAATCATTCCTATTTTTCTGCTCTGCTGATGAAAAAGTGTAGAGAGAATATCCACTAACCCACCCTCACCTGATTACTTCGCATGACCTGAGCATTTGCAGACTGTTGCCGACGTGCAACCTCATTACCGACAGCGTGCGGATCTCCGCCACCGTAAATGTGGTAGGTATTTTGCTGGTTAACCTCTGTCACTTTGCCACTAATTCCCGCCACGGCAGCCTTATTAATCAGCTCCCGAGAATAGATATTTCTTCCATTCTCATGCTGGATAATGCTGCTCATCAATGCTGACATGGTTTGCGGATCGCTCATATTCAGGGCAGCCCGGGAATCCACTCCCAGTCGTTGCGATACAGCCCTGATATACGCAGTTGTGTTGTTATTATCAGACGCAGGAGCCCAGGTAGAGATAATTTTCTCCACACTGTTTATTCCCCGTCCAGCGTACAGCATTAACTGACGAGCAAGAGCCCGTAATCCATCAAAGGCAGTTTCAAATCTGGCAAATCGCCCGCCCGGGCGTTCAAGAGAAGCCCCTGCCTGACCAGCAAAATTAAGGTTTCCCGGATTGTTATTCCGTTCTCCTCGTTTCGTAGCCTGTGCATGTTGTTCCGGCTCATCATCACCAAACCAGCCGCGTACCGTCCGGCCCACACTGCGGGGATCGAATCCCCAGTGCTCTTTAATCCAGTCGGCAGTACTGTTAGCGCTGTCTGTAACCATCGGCATCGCTGACGGATTTTCGCTGCCCTGATTAAGTATCTGTTTGCCGATGCTGACGGCATCAGCCCAGCGGCCATCTTTGATAGCGTTGAGCAGGTCAGCGATCATGTTCAGCATTTTGCTGAATTCGCCCATCTGGTCGATGAAGTTGCTGAAATCCCACTTCAGGGACCATGATTTGGGGTCAATATTGAGCAGTTTCGCCAGCGCTTTCACCAGGTCGTTAACGGTCGTTTTAAGGTCACGAACCATCTTCAGCGCGGCATCGACCTCCGGTTTCCACTTGCCCCAGTCAATCAGGCTGTCGCCGCCTTCCTTCCAGGTCTGATAGTCCTCCCACAGGAGGGCAATACCCGCCGCCAGCGCGGTAATGAGGCCAATCGGCGACATCCAGAACGTACTGTTCAGAATGCGCAGCGCAATCGTCAGTGCGCCAAACAGCGAGATCAACTCCCGCGTTTGCTTATCCAGCGATTGCCACCAGGTGATAAGGCCTGATGTCCCCTCAATCAGTCTGAAGAACAGCCGCCCAATAATATCCCCGAGCGCCAGAATGCCTTTTATGGCTTTCGTCAGGGTCTGCTCGATACGAGGGAAGTTGTCCAGGATATGGCGGCGCAGGGTGTCCAGCGAACCCGCAAGCCCCCCCGCAAGATTAGAGCCGATTTTGTCACGGGCCATGCCTGCCATCGCGCCAAACTCACGCAGGGAGGTCATAAATTTGTTGGAGCTTCTGGCCGCCTCGTCAGCATTGAAGCCGATAGCTTTCGCCATTGCGCTGTACTGCCCGGAGAAGCCACCCACACCCCGGCGCATCGCCATAAGGGTATTTTCGTCAATGCCCAGCATCTGCGCATACTGGTTAGCCCGGTAATACGGCATGCTGCTGAGTTTCTGTCCAACGCCCGTAAAAATAGCGGCCATGTCACGCATGTTACCGCTGGCATCACGGGTCTGTACGCCCAGGCGATTCAGAAAGCCTTCTGCACCGGGATTGTTACGAATAAACCGGGAGAGGCTTTCCAGAGAAGATCGCGCAGCGTCCACGCTGCCGCCAACCTGCGAAACCGCATAGCCAATAGACTGAATTCCCTGGACTGTCGCGCCGGTGCGCTGTGACGCCCAGTAAAGATTATCCAGGCCGGAGGCGATCTTAGCCGTGAAGGCCACCACGGACAGCGCAGCTCCTTCAACAGCCAGCCCCATTTTGATGACATTTGCAGTTGTACCGGCGAGGACAGAACCGAACTTTTTCGCTCCTGCATCATCCACACTGAAGCCAAGCGAGACGAGGAAATCTTTAATAGTTTCAGCGTTCATTATCCTCTCTCCATTTCTCAATGCGTCGCTGGTTATCCGCTTTTACCGCCAGATGGTCATTCAAGAGAGCAATGTCATACAAATCGACAGAGCCATCTTTAAGTGCTGTATAAGGAATTAACCCGGCGTCAACCGGATTGAGAAGGTAGGACAGCCCGTCCGGCAGGCTGTTAAACGTCAGCCCTGTTGCAGGCTCTGCGTCGTGCTGGTAAGGGGTGTAGGCAAAAAATTTCCCAGCGAATCGGCGACCACCCGCGCCACCAGTTGCAGCATGACCAGCAGGTCAATATCATCAAACATCAGTTCACCCTGGGTAAATACCGGCACCCATCCGTCCATATGACGCCGCGATACCACCGCAAGACAGGGATGAATAATCGCATCGGTGTCATCTTCGGTCAGGGAAGACAGTTCCTCAGCGATACGCGGGAGCATGGTTTCAAACACCGGTTTTAACTGTTCGAATTTCACGGTGTCGATTTTGCCGTCAGCAGGCAAACGGGAGCGAATACTCCCGAAATCTGACATCATTCCTGCCAGCACCGGCAGAAGTTTGCGGGTCACTTTCAGCTGGTCAAAAACGCTGAGTTTTGCCGTGCGATATTTCACGCCTTTAATTTCGAATTCCATGTATTAAAACTCCCCGAGAACCTGGTCAATCTTGCCGCAGTCAAACACCCACGGCATCGTATTACCGGTTTTAGCGTTGGCGTTATCCGGTTGTTTCTGGAACGCAACACTGCGTGCCGTGATGATGTCGCCGCTGACCTTGTTGCGGATCACGATAACGTTATTCCCCCATGTGGCAGAAGACTGGCTCTGTGCGTTATACGCCAGCGACAATTTTTTATTTGTCGGTGATGTCTTCAGAAGGTTAACGGTAATCGTCCCGCTTTTATCTGCATGGAGGCTGTGCATCACTTCACCATCAGCACCGATGGTCATGGTGTTTTTAGGACCACCCATCGCAACCACAATCCCCTCTTCAGAACTTGCCGAACCGTACCCGAGGTCAATCGAACCGGTCGGCCCGGTCAGCGTCGCAGTGACATCCATAAAAGAATAGGTAGACATTCACTTCCCCTTAGCGAACAACGTTAATCTGTACGTCAGCGTAATGAACCGCGCCTGCAAGTTTTATTGCAGCCTGAATCACCGGAGCCTTACGGGCTTCACGTTCTGATTGTGCCTGTTCATCCAGCGGCTGGGCGTATACGTAATAACCTTTGGGCAGCGTGTCACCTGATGACAACTGGCCAAGGTCGCCCCCGTTCCATACGCCCGGAGCAATCAGTCCATTCTGAACGGCCTGATCCAGTGATTTTTCAACATTTGATAACAGTCGGGTAATACCGGCTTCAGTCTGGGGAACTTTCGTGGTGCTGGTATAAAGCAGGTTATAGAGGCTGGTCTGCACATAATTCTGTAACCAGTCCAGGCCGTGGCGTTCATCAAAGAAATCGCCGTTAGCCATCACTCCCTGCTGGAGGATAGCCGTATCATTCTGGTAGTACACGAACACATTGCAGTTTTTTGCATCAAGTGCCGATGCCTGGCTGACTGTCAGTGTTTCATACCCGACACCCGGCTCCTGCTTAAACTTGAGCGTAATCGCGGTATTACTGCCATTGAAATTAACCGTGAATGCCCGGCCAAATGCAGATAACGCAGCGTATTTATTACCCGATGAATACTGAATAAAACTGCGTGAATATCCGGCGGTTTTCAGTTTTGATGCCAAATCATCTCTGGATGCAGTCTGCAGGCATTTCTCATCGCTTGTCGTAATCGCCAGAATACGGCTTACAGAAGAGGATTCGATCGCCGCAGCCACTTGCAGCCAGTCTGCATCCGGAATATCTGCATCGTCTGCAATCCCCAGCCCATACCATGAAGTATAATCAAGCATGGCATTCACAGCCTGCTCCAGCGTCTCAGGCGTGGCCTGTTCGCTGTCTCCCTTCGTTTTCACCCAACGACCAACAAAAACCTCCTGAGGTTTCGGTGATTGTGAGAAAAACACCTGCGCAGCCTTATATTCTGGTGATTCCACGCCAAAATCTTTTCCAATATCTTCCGCGGCAGAATAACGGCGAATGCGCTCACTTACCGGAATGATTGTGGATGGGCCGAGAATGAGTAATGCACCAAAATTTCGCCCTGATGCTGCACGCGGCGACATGATCACATCAACATTAACAACGTTTGATACAGGCAAGCCCTGTGCCATAGCTTAATCTCCGAAAAAGATGACTGGTGCTTCCACCAGCGATTTAATACCGTACTCGCGCACAACCTTCCGGCGCAGGCGCACCGTCATATCGTAGCGGCGGACCCATTGCTGATTAATAAGTTCAGGGAAGGGAGTCAAACCTGTGTAATCGCCAAGAGACAGCCCCAGCGCATTCAGTGCTGCATTGTTCTGCGGCACAGATATACCGTCACGAAACCGGGACGCATACACCATCCCCGCCGGTCCATAAAACGAAGCCATACACTCAATCGTTTCATGCCGCCAGAGCTGAGAGCCATTATCGGTCTGTCTGGTGAATGCCGGACTGTCATCACCTGACCATCCGATAACCCCAAACGCACACCAGTTCGTTTCAACCGGTAGCAGTGGCGGCTGCTCTTTCTGCCAGCGCGGGCGAACCATCCCGGCAGACAGGCCGGAAACGTTACGCATCCACTGGCTTAACAGCCTGTCGAGCGCTTCGTCATAATCCGGATCGCCACTGGTTGGTATTAACCATCCGCGCTCTGTACTGGTGTTATTGCTCAACCGGAGTTCCCCCATCAAACGGCATCAACTCACAATGCGCCTGAACGAATCCGGCCCCATAAGCTGTATACGGGTCGACGAAGGTCACACGATAATCACGACCCTGATACGTCACGATATCGGCATCACGGCCAGTCTGTCCCTGTGTCAGTCGCTCAGTCGTCACAATCAGAATTGCACCGCTGATTACCTGCCCTGCCTGCATACGGCGGTTTTCCAGAGAGCGATCAACAGTTACGACTCCGGCAAACTGCTTTTTAACTTCACTGTCGCTGCCGATCCCGTCCTCATCAACCGTTTGCACTCGGCGTGTTACCCACAAATTGAAGTCGCAAAAATCGGGGTCAAAAAGCACATCTGTTACATCAAGAGTCGGCATCTTTATCCCTCACTACATGGGTAATCGCTCTGCGATATTGCCCGGTGTCAATTAATGGTTTCGCCAGTTCGGTTCCCGGGGATTCGCCAGCAGCACGCCGGGTAAGTTCCAGTGTTGCCCCCTTGCGCCCCCGACGAGCCCGGGCTTCAACAGTACTGTCAGCAAGCGGCGTAAAGCCGGTAATGGTCATGTAACGCCTGACGCCATTAGCGGCCAGCGTTCCGGCACGGTTGAGCGCTCTTTCCGCACCCGCCGCATTACCATCAAGCGCAGCCTGCGCCGCTGCTTTGAGCTGCGGCACTGTCTGTTCTTCTACCGATTTAACGCCGGGGACCAGGTGAGGTCGTGGCGGGATGTTTTGCGCCGGTGAGCCGTATTCGTTGAGGTAACCGATGCCCGCATTACCAAACGGAACATCATCCCGCTCGCTGTCTTCCGAAGGGATGCCGACCAGCACATCTTTTTTGGTTAACGACCTGAGCGCATCCAGAATGGCCTGAGCGTTATCCACCCTCGTTGTTACACCGCTTTTGAAACTCATAGCTGGCGACCGCCTGCACCGAACATCGTGATCAACTGATAAAATTCAGCGCCATATCGGGTGTTATTCCAGAAACCTGCATCAGGATTCAGCGTCGCGCTGGTGTCATAACTGACGCTTACCTTATCCACGGACTTTGAGGACTGAACACCATTGGTTGAACCGCCCGGACCACCAGCCAGCATCGCCCGGCTGTCTGCCGCCCAGAGCGTCATGTAGTGCGCAACGAACAACCCGGCAAAGTACGGAAACAACTTTTTTCCGGTGACGTTTTCGCTCAGCAGTTCATCGGCCAGATTCAGACGAAACTGGATTTGCGCTTCGGGATATTTGGCAGGGTCAGCAAACTGCGGGAAGTCGCGGCGAAAATCACTTACCGCTGGCAGACTTTGATTCTTTGGCATTTTTTACCTCGTTACGCGCGTCTGTGGCTTTGCCAACGGATACCTCCGCGTGCGCACGAGTGAACCAGTGCGTGGCAACTTCTTCCTCCACAGCATGACGGCCTTTAACAAACTCGCGCCGTGAACCGTCGGGAAGCGTGAGCACAAACGGGGTATGTACGTGTATTACTGCATTATTTTTTGCCATCGGGTCATCCTTAATGGCCCCCGCCAGGGGGCCATGTGGCTGTTAAATGCCATCAACGTACGAAATGGTTTCTTTGTACACTGGCTCAACCGCACCCAGCTTGCCGTAGTAAGTGACGATCTGATACAGACTGCGATACTGCACCGGCACGCTCTGAAGCGGAACCAGCGGGTAGCGGACGTATTTTTTATCGTTGGTATACGCAACCATGCGATCCTTTTTCCCCACACCACGGCCTTTCAGCCATTTAACCGCGCGGATATTCAGCGGAACACCGTTCTGGTGATAGCTGATGGTGTTGGTCTGAAGGTACGTCAACAGGGACTGGTTACCCGCAGATGAAACGATGATGCTGGACAACAGAGCAAACTGCTCAGGTGGGATCAGCAAATCACTCGGAACCACAGAGTAACCGGAAGCGGCCCACGCATCAGACAGCACCTGGTTAATGCTTGCGCGGATTTCGTCCGGTGTTGAGGTTGCCCACGTTTTGGCAGCGTTGTTGACAGGCACGCCGTCCAGGGTAACAAGGCCTTTCAGGTTTAATGCTGAATCGCCAACATATACCTGTTCATCGTTATCCATCTGCCATTTCAGTTGCATCCCGTCATACTTCTGCGTATCAATCGGGCGTCCGACCTGCTGAGCAGCCTGCAATTCTATGACCGTCCAGCCAAGTTCCATCCCCCACAGGTTCAGCGGGTTACCGGATTTGCCGATATCCACGTTCACGCCAGCAATAGCGGTTGAGTCTTTGCCTACCCAGTTTTTGCCATTCGGATTTGCGCCAGTACCCGCAGCGGCGAAGCTGGTATTCGTCCAGCTGGAAATGTCATCTGCGATGGAGACATCTTCACGCAGTTGGATATCGCGGGTCCAGGTGTACCCCACCAGTGGCAGGTTCAGCGTCTGGTCGAGTCGTTCCAGCTCCCCGATGAGAAAGGCACCAGAGCTGTCAACGGTTGCCTGATCAAAAGTAATCATTCGTCTGTTCCTTAAATCTTCCAGGAAATTTCTGCATTGCCGTTAGCATCACCGGCACCTGTGAATTCAGCGTTGGTCAGCACCACGTTTTTGCCACTGACTGACGTGGCCATGAATCCACCCAGCGGCACTTTGATGGATGCATCAGTGGAGACGACAACGTATACCGGGTCGCCTTTTTTGATGGTGCTGGCATCAAAATCAGAACCGAGATTAACGGTCACGTAGCCACGCTTCATGGCGTCGCCCGGGAAGTTCTTGCCTGTTCCCACCTGGCGAACCATGTCCGGCTGCGACGTGGTCGGATAAGGGCGCACGTAGATCCCCTTCACCTTGTCTGCGGTATCACCATCTGCCAGCGGCACGAAAAAACCGTCATCATCGTATTTACCAGCCAGGCCATAGGCAGCGAAGGCGTTATCGGATTTAAGGACCACCGGTTCGACGGTTAAGTCCTGCGGGCGAGAGACAGCCCCGGCAATGCCAACAGGCATCCGGTACAGAAATACATTATTCATTTTTTACCCTTTACGGTTTGCCCAGAATTCAGCGTTTTGTTTGTTCAGGGAAGCGATACTGGTCATGCCCATGTTTAGGCGCTGTGCATCGCCGGTGGTGGCGCGGGTGTTTCGCCCTTTGGCAATCTCAGACACGGCATTAAACGCCATGTCGACCGATTGTTTCGGCAATTTGCGGATATCCGCATCACCGACGATCTGGCGAACCAGCGTTTTATCTGCGGAAGCCAGAACCTCGCGTTTGAACTCGGTCGGTTTCATCTTACGGCTCAGATCGATACCCGGAACGATAACTTCGGCACGCCAGGCTGAGTCACCAGTAATCGTGGTTTCCTCTTCATCGTCCTCGCCGTCACCGGTCGGATTATCGTCAGGCTTATTATCGTTATCGCCCGTGGCATTTCCTTCCAGCTTAGCCAGCAGGGCTTTCAGTAATGTTTTGAGGTCATCATCACTGTCGCCGGTTGGACCTCCACCCATCTCTGGTGCTTTGTCCGGTAGTGGTTGCTGCGGGGACAGGTTGATGTTGAGATTAACGCCCTGCGGCAAATCCCCCTCATCTCCTGTAACCGATGCGGGAGCCGACTCCACCAGTTCGTTCATGGTGTCGGCATCTCCTGTCTTGATGGCTGCGCGCATGCGGTTCCACCAGTTTTTCTTTTGATTTGCCATTGTGTCTCTGTCTCCAATTGCACAACGATTTCCGGCTCTGCCTTTGGGGACAAGAGCCACATGGTTTCCGGTAATATCGACCTGCTCGGCTTTACCTGGCTCGGTCTGCTCGTACTCCGCGTCATAGCCGCACGACACTTCACGCAGGCCATCTTCGATAAGCTGAATGGCGTTTTCGTCTTTGACGATAAGGTCAGCCAGCATCAAATCAGACTGCTCACCCGTCCCGCGCCGGACATTCTGGAGGTGCCCGACAGCAAGCTCTTTCCAGTTCTCGGGATTTACCAGCCGCACATTCCCGTTTTCATCTTCAGGATGCAGGATCGTGATGCTCATCCCTTCGAATGAGGCAAGCGTGGCCGGATGGAATACCTGCTCAGGAGAACGTGTGACGACTATTTCACCGAACTTATCGGGTTTCAGTTTTGGCAGGTCATCAGCACCATAGAGCTGCTTACCTGTTCGTCCTATCGGCACGTCTTTGCACAGCAACGAGCCGTCAGCCAGCTGGTAGCGGGTTTCTCCCAGCCGGGTATTGAAAAAATATTTCATGGGTTACCTGCGATTCAGGCGGGATAAGATTGGGAGGTGGGAAAAACGATTTCTTTATAACAGCGACAATTCGGGAGCTCGCCAGCATGACCTGTCATGCCGTCAAGCGTTGGAGGTTTACCCCATTCGACAAATTTACCTTCCATTTCCTGATGAGAATGCCTGACGTCACCATCTTCGGCTGTACGCCAGATATAACCATTCGAACCAATTGACAGCGCACGCGCCTGATCCAGCGCTCCGGTTGCACGTCCAAGTTCAGTACGGGCAATCAGGTCAGCTCTGGACTTTGCTATATCACCCGATGCGGCTATTTCTTTAGCAAAATGTTCCGCTCTCCCACCGGTAACAACAGCTTCTATCGCCCGATTCTGGATGTCGTACACCCTGTCAGCCGCCTCGAGGGGTAGCGATTTGATGTACTTAACCTGTTCAGCAACGATGGATTTCATCACCTGCCCTGGAGGGGCACTGTTTACCAGATTGCGTAGCTCACGGCTGATGGTTTTGCTGTGTTTACGCCACTGCTCATCATTCTTGCGCACAATGTCGGCGGTAAAGTTTTCCGCGACCTTTGTCGCCCAGGGGGTGATGATTTCACTGTAGCGTTCCAGCGCCTCAATAATTTCCGTGATACTGTCATTTGAACCATCGTAGCGACCATTTACGATGTCCCCGACCGCCCGCGCTATCCTGCGTAGACTGGTTCGATACCGGATTTCCGCCTGACGGTTCCTGCGGTTCGTCATCAGGTTCGCCGATGCCGGGCGGCGCTTCGTCTTCGGCATTCTCTATGTCCTCGTCGGTAATGGATGCCCCGATGCCGGTTACGTCAGAATTTTCGCGCAAATCAGTCATAGCGGCTTTCAGTGTCATCAGACCATCACCCAGCGCTGTACTGATTGCGTTGGTGGTATTTAACGCCACCGTTGAACGATCGACATCAGACATTTGCCAGAGCGGGTTAAACTCAAACGTGAAATCATCCGGGAGCGGCTTGCCAAGTTCCGAACGATGCATGATGTCCAGTATCCGCCGCACCGGAAGACGTAAACGCCTCTCCTGCAACGAGCTTACCCGGTCGTAATAGTTGGCAAGGTCTGCATCGCCGGTAGAAAATCCCTTCGGTGACTGTCCGAACAACCGCACCAGTGGGATACCAACAGCGCCACTAATCTGTTCTGCAAACTGTGAAAGGATGTCATCCAGACCACTGAAGCTGTACTGATGGGTTTCAAACTTATCCCGCGAGTCCATGAGAGTCATGCCTTCATTGCTCTGGAACTGTCGAATCAGGTCAATATTCTTCAGCAACGCTTCATACGCAGGACCACCAAGTGCGATAAGCTCGCGTAGTTTCTCCACGCTGTAGGTACGCAAATGCGCTTTGTAGACCAGCTGCGCCGCGCCGACAGTAGCGCTGTCGAACGCGGTAAGACGATCCCAGATACGCTCTACAACCGACATTCCCCATTCGTTCTCGGTCATCTTCTGCTGAAATGGCAGCGTGACGCCATCAAAGCGAATCAGGCGACTGTGATGAATGCGCCAGGCAGGAATTCCCGTTGCTGTGGTCACCACATCGTAAAACTCAGGTTTACCCAGGTCCGGCCCCATATCTTTAATGCGGCGGGTCAGTACCGGGTCGATCATCCAGCGGTCAAGCGGGAGAATCCCCTTAAACTTGCCCTTACCGATGGTTTCGGGTCGCAGCGGGGTCATTGGTGCCTGCCCCTCAATCATGATGAAACCCACCGCGCCGCCGTAGAGGCGCGACCATTTCAGCACGTCATTCAGCGCATCCCAGATTTGCAACTCATCCAGTTGTGATTCGAGAATGCCACGATCTTTTGCATCAATTTCCGACGTGATGCGAATGCCTTTGCGGGTCATATCATCCGGGATAGCATCGACCGCTTCGCCGATGATCCAGGACGAACGATAGGACCATTCCACCAGCATGCGGTTACGACTGGTGAAATTAGCCCGGTAGGTGGATGCTGAGTGCTGGTTAGATGTCTGCATCCCTACGCGGGCAATAAAATTCTCATAACCATCAGCTGTGGCCTGCGCAGTTCGCCGCAGGGCTTGTTTGTTTCGTGCCATCAGGCCTGTCTCCCCAGCTGTTCCCAGATATCCAGCGATGTATCAATTGGCGCGAAGGCCATAATGAATGCGTCAGCAACGTTTGGTGACGGTATCTCGCGTTTTGCGAGGTCTTTTTTACTTTCGACCATCACACGTCCGTTACGGTCAAAATCGCGATGAGGTGTTGTCAGTTCCAGTTTCAGCTTTTCAAGCAACGGACAACGAGAATCTATGCTGATCAGCTCATCCACAGGATACTGTTCTCCGTTGTTAATGGCGTTAAACGTATTTCTGAAACGGTCAGCCACCAGCCACCATGCCTGAGCCTTAAGATTTGCGAAAAAGTCTTTGTTGGGGATGCCGTTGTATTCGTCATCTGGCTCATGCACACCAGCACTGGCGTTAAACCTCTGGTAATTCACACGTCTCGCGTATGCATTCTCGCTCTTCCGGTCAGCGTTAATTTCAGAGAATTTAGCACCGGCAGACGCACCAACACCGATAGAGTCGTAAACAATATCTGCTTCACGCTCCAGCGCCGCCTGATAAGTACGCTGGCAGCTCTTCAGTAATTCATCTTCTTTGGCCTTCCATTCGTCGGCCCAGAAAACAACGGATCCGTGACGGTAAACGTTAGCGCACTTATCTGTACCACTGTCAGCCACGTCAAAGCCAATACGCTTTCTTCCACTGGGTTCGAAATTTAACGTTTTGTGCGCATCCACTGCGGCTTCTATCCAGGACAGTTTGATGATTGCCGCATCATCATCAGACTCCGGAACGCCCTCATACACATGTTTAAAACCATCCGGATCACGGCGTCGCGCCGCGTCGATAACCTTAAGCATGGTGTCAGACAGAAACGGATTTTCGTCATAGTTAATTTTGCGGATGAGAGTGCCTTCGGGCGGATCAACAACGAAGTTGCGCCAGACGAAATCAGTAACAAGTCCGGGGTTGAATATGAACCAGCATTCCGACCCCTCTTTACGGATCGTTGGCTCCAGAATTTTCCACTGGTATTCCGTCAGTGCGTGGGCTTCTTCCAGCCACAACACATCGATCCCCTCCAGTGACTTAATTTCTTCGATGTTGCGCCATAATCCATAAAAAACAAATTCCGAGCCTGTAACCCGGTTAATGATTTTGTTGTTCAGAATACGGAAACGGTGCCGCAGGCCAAACCTGTCTATCTGAATTTTGAGCAGGGTATACACCGACTCTTCGATTTTATTCTGGATCTGGCGGGCACAACAAAAACGCAGGGTGTATTTATTCGACAGAAATATGGCAATGCCAGCGGCATCCCATGATTTTGACGATGACCGGCCACCATAAAGCACTTTGTTACGTGCCCGCGTAGTCCAGAAACTACGTAAAGCCGGATTAAGCGTCGGTTTGGATGTCAGAGTAGAAGTCATTGAGGTCACGCTCTCCATTGCCATCATCAATACCTGCATCACGGCGAAGACGATCAGCCTCCAGAGACACCTTATCAGTGGCGGCCTTGCGGTAGGCTGTATCAGCAAATATCTTTCCTACCGTCGCAAGCGTGCCAACGATGGACTCAATACGAACTGTATTGCGCATCATTGCTTTCTCGGCGGCGCTGATATTTTCCATCAGCATCTTCCTTTCCTGGTCCCCACTAGCATCTTCCAGCGACACCAGCCACCGACCAATATTCTCTGCAGCGACAAGGTTGTTAGCACGAAGGCGAAATAATTCGTCCTCGAGCGTCAACGCTTTAGCGTCCTCTATCACCTCATCTTTGAGCAGAAGGCGACGGGCATAACCACCGTGTTTTAATGCCTGCTGGTTACCGGGTTGGAATGGGTTAGTCGGGGGATCGGTACGCATTCCGCGTATCGGTTTCGTATCCAGTGTAGGTTCTGTTTTTAGTTGCGTACCTTTTTGTGTAAGGCCAGTAATGGCAGGCTTTCTGCTGGTACGCACTTTTCTTTTTTGCGTACCATTTTTGCAAACCTGCGTACCGCCACTGCGTACCCAACCAAGCTTTTTGGCCCTCTTCCTGATAGCCCCTTCTGTAACGCCGTATTTCTCGCCTATATCACGGAGGCTAAGGACTCCGGCCCGGTATGCCGATTCGATGGCCTCCCAGTCCGGTTTTGCCATGAATTTTTCCTCTTAGTGACATTATCGAAGCCCCTTATCAAAGGAGCTTCTGTAATGTCAGTCCCGAACAAACGTAACCTTCGTGTTTGTCGCTCGCCTTACAAGGCGCGCCGCTTCGCGTTGCATTTCATCGATAACTTTTTGCGTCATCGGCTGATGCGCATATTTACGTTCAATCTCTGCAAAAATTCCGTTCATCGTTTCGCTGTCTGGTGGGATAACTTCAACGTTTAATCGTGCCATTGGTTTGTGCTGCCCTGTTTTTCTCAAAAGTCCTGATATCGGCCTTATCCCTGTTGCACTGTGCTAACGCTGACAGCAACGCAACATTCAGGTTAAGGCTGGCTCCCCACGTAAACGGGTCGGGTAAATCTGGCTGGGGTGTTTCATCCGTCAGACTGGCTGGTAACGGAACGACCGGCACCGACACGTATACCGTTCGCGTATTCGTGCAACCGCTTAACTGCGCCAGAAGGAACGATACGAACAGCGCAATCATCATCCGCAACAGCCACTTTGATATCTTCCTGGGTTCTCTGTGACTCCAGTGCGATCTGCTGTTTTGCATGCTGGTTAGCCTCTATAACTGTATTGATGATTTGCAGTGATTGCAGGACGTTACTGGTAATGGCTGTTGCAGATTCAGCATTTCGTACAGCCTCATCAGCACGCTCCTTTTCGTACTGATATTTGCTGTAGTAATGCCCGGCATACCAGATAAAAGAACCGATGACGGTAACAAAGAAGGCAACAATAACCAGCTTATATCTCAGCTTCATTTACCACCCCACCAGCTTCTTTAAATCGGGAAATCAGGTCACCGATTCTATGTTCATACTGACCGTAACCTGCACCAGGTAACGACGCCCAGATATTGCTGCAACGGTCGATTGCCTGACGAATATCGCCACGGTCAATCATCGGTAAAGCGCCACGCTCTTTAATCTGCTGCAGCGCTACAGCATCCTGACTTTCTGGGGAATAATCTTTCAGGCCAAGTTGCTTGCGGTAGGCATCCCACCAGCGAGAAAGAAGCTGGTAACGTCCGGCGGCTGTTGATTTGAGTTTCGGATTTAGCGTGACAAGTTTGCGGGGGTGATCGGAGTAATCAGTGAACAGTTCGCCACCGACAATAACATCATAACCGTGATTTCTGGTTTTCTGCCGTCCGTTATCTGTTCCTTCTGACCATGCCACCATATCAAGGAAAGCTTTACGCTGGGAATTAAGTGTCTGCATTAATTACTCCTTATGGACACCGAACTTGTTACCGATGACCCTCATTGCCGCACCACGAATAGCATCGACACCAATCAGCCCCACCCCACCACCAATGGCAACAGAAAGTGATTTAGGCCATCCGACATACTCAAGCGCGGATGCAAAGGTCAGCGTCAGGGCACCACAGAGCAAAATCTCAAGCGTTTTTCGTTTCCAGCCCCCACCACCGCCAAAATAGGCGATGCGCAAACCAGCCATAACGATCGACATAATCACTGCACCCAGCGGTGTGTCTCCACGCCACCAGCTCTGAAACAACTCCAGCCAGTCCGGCCAGGTATTTGGGTTATGAGGCATTTCATCATCTCTCACCTCGCACATATCGCGGGTGCAAATTGAGGGAATAAAAAATCCCCGAATATTCCAGGAGCGGAAACGGGGAAAAGCGTTGCACTAAATGGGCCTGTCTGCGGCCTTAAATAAAAAAACCCCGGCAAATGCCGAGGTCAGTTAATCGTTGCCGCTGTTAGTGCTGCGGTGCACTATCTCTTTATCAGGCTACTTACGCGTTAAACCGGGTGCCAACCGTAACTCAGTGATGCTTTACGCTTCCTCTCCCTCACTACGTCGCCATGGGAGCCCGACCAGATTAACGCTGTCGTCACGTTGCCAATATATGGCATCCAATGCATTCTTTTTATTTAGCTATTTCATTTTTCTATCCGTCAGAAACAACAAAACCCGCTCAATGGCGGGTTCTGGTAAAGTTCATGCGCTTGATTCGCCTCGCGATACAGCTTTGCGAAGCGTACCGGAATTGAAGCAGTTTATGTGCAAAAATGCAAGAACTTTTTTAAAGCTGCATCAACCTTTCCACCAGTTTATCTCTGCGAACAACAAACCAACCATTGGCTCTCGCCAGTTCCAGCCATGACTCAAGGGAAATAACAATATCATCATCCCGCAACTGAATTGTGGAAACAGTGACACCGCCTCGCTGATAACAGAGAACTCGCGTGTCGTAACTTTTCTGGCATGAAACTGGCGCTGACGGATCCTTTTGTCTGAAATAGCAGTCTTCCAGCTTTTCGAACACATCCCACGCCTGATCGGTTTCGAGCATTTTGGCATGACGGGCTGCTCCGCGTTCTGTCCAGAGGATGAGGGAGCGGGCTTTCGGGGAAATTTGTAACCCTCTTAAAGATGGTTGCAAATTTTGTGAGTAGTTTAAAGCTACCCGCAAATTTTTCAGGGCATCACCAGCCACTTTGAAAAAATGCTTTCCTTCAATAAAGCGCTCAGCATTTCTGGCGTAGTTATTTTGAATGTTCTTAACTTCAGCACCGTACAACTGCGCCAAAAGTTCGGTGGTAATAACAGGAATCTGGTTATGGGTGATCGGGGAGAGAGTTTCAACAGAAATTTGAGTTGTCATAATGACGCCCTCTGGTGGTTTCTAAACCATCACCACCGTCAGGTTCCTAATCATCGGGTGGTGAGACGTACAGGGTTAGGAACTACCGGGAAACCAACCGGCGAGCTTTTCAGCTCCCCCATACGCCCCACCATAATTCAGATGTGCGCGTGCATACGACAATAAAAAACACGCTCGCGGCGTGTGTCTGTCGCGGTCTCTATCCGGGGTTCCTAATCCCGACGCCAGATTTTGCTGGCGCGTGAGGAATATAGCCCCGGATAACAGATTGAGTCAACAGACAGTTTTTAAATACCCGGAAGAGAATGCATCACGCATCGGCAGATAGAGCATATATTCAGCAAGATTTAGCCATACATCTACCCGACTGCAGCACGTCCGAAAACACCACTCAGGGTGTGCATCATTTAGCAATTCAGCCATTTTGCGCTTAGTCATCCCCCGTCCTTCATACCGTTGCCGGAGGACACTAATCAATCCAGGATGCTCTGCTAGCACCTCACTTATGACTCTATCAATACATAACGCCTCTGCATCAGTACAATGCGCCAGCCAGGTCTTTTGCTTGCCATTGATCATCTCTCGCAAAAACGCTTCCAGCTCAGGTTTCTCTATTCCCGCTTTTTTCATCCTGCGCAGGGCTTCATTGACGGCTGTTTTCGTCAATTTTTTGGATGCCAGCAACTGGTTAAACATATTTCCCGTCTTACCGCCGCCAATATACGACCAGCGCCCCCACATGCGCAGTTTTCCCTGAATCCAGACACTTTCCAGCGTGGTGAGACGAAGGTGTTCCCCGCTTTTGCCTGTATTTGTTGGGTAAATCATAAATAACCTTCCTTTCTCCAGATTTCTTGTGTGCGAAAAACACCTTCTGCATGCATCAGGCGTAATTCTTCTTTGGTGTAATCGCTGTTTTTTACCCGCCCGTCGATTAAATCGTGGCATGAGCTACAGGCAATCGCTGCCTGCATATCGTGTGGTTTTGTCGCTGTTCCGCACGTCCCCGCCAGCCTGTAATGCGCCAGCACAGAAGTTTCGGGATTGTGATTGCAGTAGCCAGGAATTCTGACGGTGCACATCTGCCCCCGCGCCGCTTTACGTAAATCCACCATTACGCAAACTCCAGTAACTGCGCGGCCACATTTTCGACTTCCTCCGGAGAGGAAAATTTACGGAACAGGATCCAGTTCCACAGCACATTCAGTACAGATTTATAAACCTGCTGAAACTCGGTTTCGTCCATGTTCGCAAATGCGATAGATTTTGCCCTGCGCCCACGACTACCATCAGGATAAATATGCTCGGTGTAAAATCCGGCCTGAATGGTTACCCATTCGCGAAAAGCGTCAAATGACTTGAGTAAGGCCGTATCCCGGGTTCTGCAAGTCGCAACGGTGTTAAGGTATTGCTCTGCGGCATCACTCAGGGCTGGCGTATGTTCCCGACCTACTGATTCGCACAGGAAATCAACGAAACCGGACACCAGTTCTCGTTCGCGAGGCGTGATCGCCCCACCGTTCGGAGTCCAGTAATCGAATCCCAGTTGCAGGAGTTTGAAAAAACGCTTGTGGAACGCGTAGTTACGCACTCGCTTAAAGTCCGCGTGTATCCACTCACCTATTTTGATTTGATGCAAAAAATCGCAACTCTCCGGCGTCGCCGGGAGAAGTAATCCAGAAGAGGTTTGTTTGACCAGTTGTATATGCGCCATCGTAGTTCTCCGCTGGCGCAGTAGAATGGGTGTTCAGCCCGTTATGTAGTATACCAGAATTAATGCCAATACTAACAGGATGCTCTGACTCGCAATTCATCCAGCAGTTTATCATTTCCCATAATGTCACTTACCCTCATCGGTAAAAAAATTGCCTTTCGACCATTACGATACATCATTGATTTTGGGGTTTCAGGGAAGTAATCCATTTCGACTATAACTGACAGGTCATCACGACGTATGACTGCGTATTTGCTACTAAATAGTTTCTTTATTTTTTCCACGATGCCTCCAGGTTTATAAGTACAAACGGTTATATCTACATAGAGACAAAAATATTAATCTGAAAAATATTTATTTCACGCCGTATATTTGATTATTTAATGTGCAGGTGCAATGACTTTTATTTTATGTTGTGTATATAATCAAATATATGGTTATTTTTCACCCTGCGCATTCAGCGCGCAACAAAAAACCCGCCGAAACGCTGAGGGATCCCCATAAATCAGCGCTGAAGCGGGTTAAGTGCGGGTGCGTTGAGGATGCCTGACACATCAGAGGTGGCGGGAGATTTCTCCCCCGCCAGGTCTCTTACTCCTCAGGTTCGTAAGCTGTGAAGACAGCGACCTCCGTCTGGCCGGTTCGGATTCGTACCTCGCAGAGGTCTTTCCTCGTTACCAGTGCCGTCACTATGACGGTTAAACAGATGACGATCAGGGCGACTAACATCGCCTTTTGCTGCTTCATAGCCTGCTTCTCCTTGACCTTTCGGTCCGTAAGAGGCAATCTATATGTGACGAGCATATAGGGGCCTCACTTCGATTTATAGTCGGGTGGGGCTTTTATCTATCTGCCGTTGGTGTTCATGCCCGAGGCAGACAGCCTCAAGCACCCGCAGCTATTCTACTTAACTATCCTTTTCCCGCAAATCGTTTTATCCTCAACGCAAATTTCACCAATCCTCCTCCAACTCGTGTCCCTTACCCTAAGGCTGTTTCCCTCTTTACACAGAAGATAATTAATGTATTATTTTTTACAAACAATCAGTTAAGAGCTATCTGTGGGTGGAGTCGCCTTGCGGTAGCTTTTCCTTTTATGCATTGCACACATACATGCTCTAATATATTCCTATATGTTCAAAAGGACTTTTCATGCACAGCGTTAACTTCTATTCATTCCGTGTGTTAACCCACAAGGGCAGCCGAACCAGCAAAAGACTAAACAACCTAGGTTTAAGCGATAAAAAAACAGCATATGAATTATTTGTTGAGTATTTTAATAGCTATAAAAACACACCTATTGAATTTGGTCTCTCGAAAACAAAGGTTTCTCTTGAACAACACACATCACTCACCTTTGATGCTCAAAACCAAGTAATATATGGATATGTAAAGGTTGGGAAATATGGTGAGAGCAGTGAAATAAAAGACGATAAACTTACTAAAATACGTTATACAACAACTATCAACGATGTAACTCTCAAACAGCGTTACATTTTAATATTTTTGCCAGACAATTTAGAAGAAGGGATTATAGCATTTCACGCTAATGACAATATTTCTGCTCGCAGCACACTCTCTGATGCATTACTAGACCACTTGAAAACAAAATATAAACTTGAAGCGAGAATCAATCCCCTTTGCCACAAAAAAATTCCCCAACACATCCTTGATTCAGAATTAAAACAAATAAAAGCCCAAGGTTACAAAGCACCAAAGGACATCACGGATTCATTCGGAAATAACAAAACAAACATCAAAACTGATTTGGTAATAAAAGCAAATCAAGGCGTATTTGGTAGTTTTAAAGACTTAAAAGACAAAAAACTAGGAAATATAATAGAAATAATTGAAGATAAGTGTGACGCAATAAAAGTTAGTTTACAATTAGGCAATAGAACAGTCATTTTTAATTACGACACCATCTTAAGAAAAGGAATTTCTGCCGAATTAGATGATAACGACTTAAACATAAACGCATCTACAGGAATCCCCGATCTTAAAGCACTTCATGACACTGTTAAAATCATTGCGAATGATATACTAAGTGAGTTACATAGTGGTAATGGGGGAGTAAAAATATGAACAAGATTAACGTAATGAGTGTAATAAAAAAACATTACACAACAATGTCGGATCAACGCGGAAATATTTTACTCGAAGACATCGCAATACACTTCATCATTCCTCTTACATTATCATTAATCATATGTTTTACCTATGGGATAATGAAAACCTCTATCGCATCTGTTTTTGTTAACTTTGGAGCAATTACTACCGCACTATTAATGAGCGCGGTTATTATGATCTACGATCAAAAACAAAAAAACTGTATTTAAAATTTCAGACATTGAGGAAAACAACAAACCACGTTCAAATCTAATAATTTTAAATAATAATAAAACCGTATATGAGCAATTATGTCACAATGTTTCTTATGCCATATTAACATCTGTAGCGTTAGTTATTTTTTCGGTTGCAATATATTTTCTCCCAGAACCCCCAAGTGAATTAAAAAAATGGTATTTCGCAACCCCTGCTTACATAATCAGTTATTTAGCATACTCATCCTTCTTTTTTACCGTAGTAACATTCTTGATGGTTATAAAAAGATTTAGCACAATATTAGATAGTTAAACAATGGAACCGCCGCCCTTTCGGGCGGCTTCCTGATGTTCTAAGGGTGCAGAAATCCCTCCGGTTAAGGATTAAATTTTTAACAGAGCTAAATTTAATTATTCAGTTCTGGATTTTGTCGCCCTGCGTATCCGCGCTTTCGCGTTACGCTCAATCTGAATTAGCTTTTCTATATTTTTTCGCCTTTCCCGCTCCTCCTGACGCAAGAGCCTTACATCATCTGCCAGTCTGGTTTCTCTTTTCGCCACAGAGAGCATCCAGTCAAATGGTTCCACAACTGCACCGCAGATTTTACAGCGGACCTGACGCTCTTTTTCGTCAACCCGGACAGAGGCGTGATGACAATATGGTCTTTCCGATGGCTCATAAAGAAAATTAACCTGATTACGAGGGTCATCCTCTTTTACCGGAAATAAAACGATATTGCTTAACTCATCCTCTGGTTTTATTTCCATGCTCCTCTCCTTTGATGCGAATGCCAGCGGTAATTGAAGCCTGATAGCTAATTTCACTCACAGTACCGCCTCCTGAAAATTTAATGAACAATTCAATACGTTCTTTGGTAATAGTGGTCATGTGTTACTCCTTAACCCGCAGTGCTTTCAACTGATGAGGGGAACAAAATCTTTTCATCAAACCCTGCATTCATATCATGAACAGCAACACACCAATCCATCGACGAACGATTATCAAGAGCCTCCATGATTTCATCCATGCGGCGTAGGTCATACAGGTAAATGCTTTTATCGCCAATGGTGTAAAAGCCAATTTTTTTCGGTGATGGACAGCGATCAAGAACTTCCTGTAATTCGTTCAACCATGCCCGTTCTTTTTTTGTCAAAGTTGCCATATCAGTTTTCCTTATACGGATTAATTTTATTGTGCAGTGTGTTGAATGACGCCCATACCACGTCGTTATACAATTCAGTAACTGGCTCAATTATTTTCCCGATTGCCCAGACAAAAATTAGAGGGGATATCGGTATCATCAATACGATAAACAGAATGAGAAACAAAAATTCTGTCGCCCTACTTTTTTGCGGATATTCTTTTCTGAATAATGTAGTCATTTCTTACCGCCCTTTCGGGCGGCCTCCCGACATTAATCGTTGTGGTAACTCATGGCTTCATTTGCAGCATCAACCGGATCAACCTCCCACCAGCAATAATTTGGTGCGTTTCCTTCAGGTGTCCACGGTTCCAATTCATTTTTTGCCACATTCTCGTCGCCAGTAATTTTAAAAATCTGCTCAGAGAATTTTTTCACCCACTCGTTATATTTTTCAGTGTTAATAATTTTCTGTGTATTTGACATAGATATACCTCCAGTTAAGGATTAAATTTTATTTACAGTGCTGAACTTAATTATTCAGATTTGGATTATGCTTTCTCTTCACGAAGTTCCGATTGTTAATTTGGCTCACAACAGCACCTTCTGAAAATTACCCTGATAGAAAGCCAGTACACGCTGCATAGCTTCGCTCTTCCGGCACTCGCTACAGATTATGTTTTGACGCCTGTCGTAGCGGCGTATTTCTCCGTCTGGTAATGGCCAGATAAGGTCAGGATCAACCACAGATGGTTTCTTCAGATTTGCCCTTGAGAGTTTTTTGCGGGCGTTTTGCCAGTCCTTACGCGCCTGTTCAGACGGGAATAACCCGTAACCAGAGTTGTATACATCGCCACTGGCAACCAGCTCTCTGGCAAGAGCACTCATCAGATATCTTGTCGCACCTGTCTTGGCTTCCAGTTGCCGTAACGTCTCGCGTCCGCTCTGGCGCACGAGTTCAACAACCTGCCCCTTAATTTTTTCCCGCTCTTCTTGTGTAAATACTTTTGCCATAAGCGCCTCCGACAATCACTTTTCCGACACAATACGACCGGATGAATCGACAATCTGTCGGACAATATCCCGGTGTTTGTTCAGCTCCCGCAGCGCGGCGCAGACACGCTCCCACTTCTGGACATGATTTTTCGCCCGACGCAGTTCGCGATTTGCCATATGCAGCGATGGTAAAAACAGATTATCCGCTTGCGTTTCAGTGAACGATGGCAACGACTTCACAATGTCCGCTACAGTTTCTGTTTTAATATCTTCCTGTGTAGCAGCTTCCTGTACTGGTAACGCAACACCTGCTGGCTGAGGAAGGGGTTTACCATCAGTTTCCGCTACCGATGCTGCTTTCGGCTCTGCTGGTAAATTATCGCCCGGTATGCAGTAACGAAATTTACCGCCCTGATTTACGCGAATCAGACGACCTTTGCTGATTGCCATTGCCAGCGTTGAAGCCACTTGGCGTGATGTGGTACCAAACAATGTAGCCAGCTCATCAGCCGTTTGTGGTCCGCGTTGTTCAATCGTTGCGGTTAAATCGCACTCTGAGATTTTCGCTACTGTTGCTGTGGTGGTTTCTTCCGGCAGTTCTGCCTGCGCTGGCTGTTCCTGCTGAACGTTGTTATCAGCCACACGCCAGGTGTACGCGCTTTTATCAACAAAACCAGCCTTTTTCAGTTCCCATAGTTCGTTCAGCACTTCTTCACGACTGATATCAAGTCGCGCAGCAAGTTCTATGGATGTGGCTTTTCCCATTGCTTTCAGTGCGTCAAAAACAGTCTCCATTAAAACTTCCTCCCGGTAAAAATTACTTCTCAATTCCTGGCTGACCAACATTCGGACGCCAGCTCTCCCAGTTAAAATTCACCCATCGCCCTCCGTTCATGGTCATGCGATCCATAATCCGCTCGCCGAGCAATGTTTTCATGGCCTCATAGTTCAGGTTTGTCAGCATCCCCACGCTGCGCATCGACGCTGTCCGGCGATCAACAATCTGGTGCAGCACCACCTGCTCGTTTTTCGTCTCGCGCTGAATGCCAATTTCATCAAGAACCAGCAGATCCACTTCGCACAGCTCCCGCAAAAATTTTTCGCCTGACTGCCCGTCGTCATAGCTGGCGTGCAGGGCGCTCATAACATCAGCCACGGTAACCACAATCACTGTCTGACCGTCTTTCAGCAGGCGATTCCCTATAGCTGCCGCTAAGTGATTCTTCCCGGTACCAGGTTTTCCGCTGAACGCAAAATTTGTACACCCGGTCATCAGTTCATCGGCGATGGATTTCGCCTGGCTTAACGCGTATCGCTGGCCGTCGTTCAGCACCTGGTAATTCGCAAACGAGCATTTACGGTGCAACGGCTGGATGCCAGAGCGATTCAGAATTTTTTCCACCCGCAACTGACGATTCAGGCGGTTGATCTCCTCGCAACGTTTCTGGCCTTCAGCAAGTTGCCACTCACGCCACTCCGCAACCGTTCTGAATGGGGCGGTTACATGTGGTGGGGTCAGTCTGCGGATACGCTCCAGAACGCCTCCTGTCGCAATATTTTTCATGGTCTGTTACCCCCTGAAGCCTGGCGGGATCGCACTGTCCGGCAACGAGACGGTGTTAACCTGTCGGAGCAACGTCTCAGGCCGAACACCTTTCGGCGCGAACAGGCCCTGGTATTCATTGGCGATGCTGTGTCGAATCACCTGCTCAGGTGTAAAACCCTGCTGACGGAATTTTTCCAGTTCCCGTATCGCCCCGTTAGCGCCCTGCTCCGTTCGAATCGGTTTTCGCAATGCCTGTCTGAACCGGACCCACTCATGCCAGAGTGTTTCCGGCAACCAATCGGGCAGCTCAATAGCCTCCGGCTCGAATTTTTTAGACGCTCGTTTTTGGCGAGGGGGATTTAGGGGGAGATCAGTATTTAGATCTTCCTCTTCCTCTTCCTCTGGTAACGCTTTTTGATCCGTTTGTGTAACGCTGGCAGCGTTACCTTTTCGTTTCAGTTCGCGTATTTTTGTAACTCGCTCGTTTGTAACCGCCCGTTTTTTTGAGCTTTTTCCGTTATGACGTTCAAAGTTAGGTAGAGAAAGCCCAACGTCATTTTCGACCAGCCATCCAACCTGAATTAACGCATCAGCAAAACCAGCCATAAAAGTGATGCGATCTATTGCACTTTTTGTAACGCCGCGAGCGTTACAATCTGCATTACCGTCTATCATTTGTTGATCCGCCCATGCCCAGAAGCGAATAACCTTCCCTAATGCGGCATCTGGATCAATATTCAGAATCTCAGCAAGCCTGAATATTTCCGGCTTATCCGGCGTAATAACCTCGAGCTTTATCCAGTTTGAAGCCATTTGTTTTCACCTTGTAACGCTCGCGTCGTTACATTTAACTGATACCGAACAAAACAATCCGGCACGATTAATTTCAATCAATGCACTACGACAGAATCGCCGGGCGACCCACCACCGCTGAAATGTGCTTTCCGGTAAACGGCCTGGACTGCATCATCATGCGCATCAATTGCCGTACTCAACGCTTCCTGCGCCGCCAGTAATGCACGGCGTTCCAGGGTATCGAAGATGCAGAGTCGGTGACGCAGCTCGCGCGGAAGAATTGCCAGAACCGCAGGGATCAGTTTCTGAATTTTTTCCCTTTGCGCTTTCGTTTCACCTTTCAACCAACGGTGATAGATATTCTGCTGATTGTTCCAGTCCTTGCCTGGTACAAGGGGCAATTCGCCGCCCCCCCCCTGGCGCAGATATTCTTCAGTAATTGCGTTAGCGACCCACGCCTGCCCTTTTTCGGCTGCCAGGGCTAACAACACTGATTCGATGTGCTTATGCCTGATTTTCATGAATCAACCGCTCCTATGCTGTTTTCGCTATGCTTACCGTCTGGGGGGAATACATCGTCAAGTCCACAATGAGCGCCAAGCCGATTAAGGGTAGAAACAATTTTTCTGCACTCCTCTAGTCCAGGGGTACGAAAATTTGCTTCGTAATTTGCCAGTCGGCTTTGTATCCACCCTAACTGAACAGCAAGTTGTCTTTGAGACAGCCCAAGCTGTTTTCGATATGTTGAAATTTTGTTCATTGAAAACCTCCGATGACAATTTTAAACACACCTTGTGTTATATGGTCAAGCTATTTTGTGTTTTATGTAAATCACGATTCGTGATACAAGGATGCAATGGAAAAAGAAAACGAAAAAATTGCCGCTAGTAGGCTCAATGACAAAATTGCAATGCGTCTTAAAGAGCGCAGGCAGAAGCTTGGTTTATCTCAAGGAAAACTTGCTGAAATCTGCGGATGGACGCAATCGCGTATAGGTAACTATGAGGCGGGCAGCAGAAATGTTGGAGTGCATGACGCTGTCATATTGGGAAAGGCACTTGGCATATCTCCTCCTGAGCTCCTCTTTGGAGAACAGGAATCTTCTGAATTGTGGTTAAATGAATCCCAACGAAAACTTCTTGAGTTGTTTAACCAGCTACCGGGCTCAGAACAACAACGAATGATTGAGCTATTTGAAGTCCGGCTAAAAGAAATCGATGAGTATGTAGAAAAATATTTGAGAGGCAGGCTTAAAGATAATCCCCCACCGGAGTAATGATCTTGCTATCACAGTAATATGCCAATCAGCCCGCTATCAGCGGGCTTTTTTGTACCATCATCATATGACACCCACCACAAAACACATTCCGTGTTGACACAAGAAAACGTATTGTGTTTAATAAGCATATCCAAACAACGCCCCACCAGAGAACGGCAGGACAATACCTCGAGTTATCCAGCCACTGAACAGGGCTAAGTAGCCAGCCTGAGGCATACGAACATGACGGCAGTTGTTGATTGATACAAAGCGCAGTAGATAAAACGTTCCGCCACCCGGCGTTAAGGGGAAATGAGGTCAACATGGATACTATCGATCTTGGCAACAACGAATCTCTGGTATGTGGCGTGTTTCCCAATCAGGACGGCACATTCACCGCCATGACGTATACCAAAAGCAAAACGTTTAAAACCGAAGCTGGCGCACGTCGCTGGCTTGCCAGAAATACTTGCTAATCCATTATTTGGATTAATTCAATATTCTCGCTGTAGGGGTATAGCAGAAACCACCAAAGCCCGGAGGTGGTGAAATAAAACCGGGCACAACACGAAGGCGCATTTCCGATATCCATAAAGAGTCGGTCTTGTCTGTTAAATTTAAATGGTGGGAGTGCGCCTCCGGTTGTAAATAACGACATTGCTATGTGTAGTCTTTGGCGGCATCAGTTCTACTCCGTGGCTGCCCTGCCGCCCCTTTTTAAAGTGAATTTTGTGATGCGGTGAATGCGGCTAAGCGCACGCGGCACAGTTAAAAGCATCAGTGTTATGGGTGGATTATCCGGCGTTAATTGTTAACTGGTTAACGTCACCTGGAGGCACCAGGCACCGCATCGACAAAATTCATTTGTAAAAATGGAGATAATTATGATTGCTCATCACTTCGGAACTGATGAAATACCACGTCAGTGTGTGACCCCTGGCGATTATGTTCTTCATGAAGGTCGGACATATATCGCCTCGGCAAACAATATTAAAAAGCGAAAACTTTATATTCGTAGCCTGACTACAAAAACATGCATTTCTGACTGCATGATTAAAGTCTTCCTCGGTCGTGATGGTTTACCTGTAAAGGCGGAGTCATGGTAATGACTAAGAAAATAAAATGTGCTTATCACCTTTGCAATAAAGAAATTGAAGAAAGCAAAATCATTACAAGACCACTTCATTTCATGCGTGGAGTTATACCAACGACGGAAATGAAAAAATATTGTAGTGAAATCTGTGCCGAAAAAGACCAGATGGCACACGAACTTTAATTAACTGACTATCCGAAACTGAATTTATGCCAGCAATGGCAGGGATTCGCTCAACCTTAATTAAGGAGAAAAACATGATTACCAGTTATGAAGCCACTGTTGTTACTACTGATGACATTGTTCACGAAGTTACCCTGGAAGGAAAGCGTATTGGCTACGTGATTAAGACAGAAAATAAAGAAACCCCATTCACTGTGGTTGATATCGACGGTCCATCAGGCAACGTTAAAACACTTAACGATGGTGTTAAAAAAATGTGTCTGGTGCACATAGGAAAGAATCTGCCCGCAGAAAAAAAAGCCGAATTTCTGGCAACTCTGATTGCAATGAAATTAAAAGGTGAAATCTGAAAAAAAGAAAGCCTGCACACTGTGCAGGCCTGAGTGAAGAACCTGGGACATTTATTCATCACTCGCATTAATTTTAATCTGAGTTGAGGTTAAAAAGCAATGAGCACCGATAAACAAGTTTACCCACTGTATTACGAAGCAAAAAATGACAAAGTAAGAAAACGTCTCGGTATTAAAGGCGGTTTCTACTGGGCTGAAGCGAAAAAATTATCCATTGCCATCTCCCGTGGTGCTGTTGCGATTGACGATGCTGGCTACGATGAAGATGACTTTAAAAAACCTGTTCGCGTCAATTTGCCCGTTGTTGATGACCTTCCACCAGAAGGCGTATTTGATACGGAATTCTGCAACCGTTACGAAAAAGGCGGGGAAGATGGCATCACAATGGTATTTATCGCGCCCTCATCCTCTGCGCAGGACAAGCCAGCCAGCACTGACAATACCAATGTTAATGGCGAAGACATGACGGAGATTGAGGAGAATATGCTACTCCCGATTTCCGGTCAGGAGCTGCCCATTCGCTGGCTTGCTCAACACGGCAGCGAAAAACCGGTAACGCACGTTTCACGCAACGAACTACAGGCATTACACATTGCACGAGCTGAAGAACTACCAGCTGTTACTGCCCTGGCTGTTTCCCACAAAACCAGCCTGCTCGACCCGCTGGAAATTCGCGATCTCCACAAACTGGTGCGTGATACTGACAGAGTTTTCCCTAATCCAGGCAATTCAAGCCTGGGGCTGATGACTGCTTTTTTCGAAGCATACCTGGACGCAGACTACACCGATCGCGGTCTGCTGACAAAAGAGTGGATGAAAGGAAACCGTGTTTCACGCATCACGCGCACGGCTTCCGGCGCTAATGCTGGCGGCGGGAACCTCACCGATCGCGGCGAAGGTTTCATTCACGATCTGACGTCACTGGCGCGCGACGTAGCCACTGGCGTACTGGCTCGTTCAATGGACGTGGACATTTATAACCTTCATCCGGCACACGCTAAACGTGTCGAGGAAATTATCGCTGAAAATAAACCGCCCTTTTCTGTTTTCCGCGACAAATTCATCACCATGCCTGGCGGGCTGGATTATTCCCGCGCCATCGTGGTTGCGTCCGTAAAAGAAGCACCAATTGGGATCGAGGTTATCCCCGCACACGTCACTGAATATCTTAACAAAGTACTGACTGAAACTGATCATGCCAACCCTGATCCAGAAATCGTGGATATTGCCTGCGGTCGTTCCTCTGCCCCGATGCCGCAGCGTGTAACAGAAGAAGAAAAACAGGATGATGAAGAAAAACTGCAACCATCTTGCGCAATGGCAGATGAACAGGCAACGGCTGAAACAGTGGAACCGGATGCAACTGAACATCATCAGGACACGCAGCCGCTGGATGCTCAGTCACAGGTAAATTCTGTTGATGCGAAATATCAGAAACTGCGGGCAGAACTCTATGAAGCCCGGAAAAACATTCCGCCCAAAAATCCTGTCGATGCAGACAAATTACTGGCTGCCTCTCGCGGAGAATTTGTTGAAGGGATTAGCGACCCGAATGATCCGAAATGGGTTAAGGGAATTGAAACCCGAGATTCTGTGAACCAGAACCAGCCCAAATCGGAACAAAACAACCAGAAAGCGGAACAAAACAGCCAAAATGCACAGAAAAATGAGCCAGAAACGAAACAATCTGAACCAGTAGCGCAACAGGAACCGGAAAAAGTCTGTGCCGCCCGCGGTCAGAGCGGTGGCGGCAACTGCCCTGATTGTGGCGCGGTGATGGGCGACACCACATATCAGGAAACCTTTAATGAAGAAAATCTGGATGAATCTCAGGAAAAAGATCCGGAGGAAATGGAAGGCCCTGAACATCCGCACAATGAGAATGCTGGCAGCGATCCGCATCGCGATTGCAGTGATGAAACTGGCGAAGTCGCAGATCCCGTAATCGCAGGAGACATAGAGCCTGGTATTTATTACGGAATTTCGAATGAGAATTACCACGCGGGTCCCGGTGTCAGTAAGTCTCAGCTCGACGACATTGCTGATACTCCGGCTCTGTATTTGTGGCGTAAAAATGCCCCAGCGGACACCACAAAGACAAAAACGCTCGATTTAGGAACCGCTTTCCACTGCCGTGTACTTGAACCGGAAGAATTCAGTAACCGCTTTATCGTGGCACCTGAATTTAACCGCCGTACAACCGCCGGAAAAGAAGAGGAGAAAGCGTTTCTGATGGAATGCGCAAGCACAGGAAAAACGGTTATCACTGCCGAAGAAGGCCGGAAAATTGAACTCATGTATCAGAGCGTTATGGCTTTGCCGCTGGGTCAATGGCTTGTTGAAAGCGCCGGACACGCTGAATCATCAATTTACTGGGAAGATCCTGAAACAGGAATTTTGTGTCGGTGCCGTCCGGACAAAATTATCCCTGAATTTCACTGGATCATGGACGTGAAAACCACAGCGGATATTCAACGATTCAAAACGGCTTATTACGACTACCGCTATCACGTTCAGGATGCATTCTACAGTGACGGTTATGAAGCACAGTTTGGTGTGCTGCCAACTTTCGTTTTTCTGGTTGCCAGCACAACTGTTGAATGCGGACGTTACCCGGTTGAGATTTTCATGATGGGCGAAGAAGCAAAACTGGCAGGCCAGCAGGAATATCACCGCAATCTGAGGACCCTGGCTGACTGCCTGAATACCGATGAATGGCCAGCTATTAAAACGTTATCACTGCCCCGCTGGGCTAAGGAGTATGCAAATGACTAAGCAACCACCTATCGCAAAAGCCGATCTGCAAAAAACCCAGGGAAACCGTGCACCAGCAGCAGTAAAAAATAACGACGTGATCAGCTTTATTAATCAGCCATCAATGAAAGAGCAACTGGCAGCAGCTCTCCCACGCCATATGACGGCTGAACGAATGATACGTATCGCCACCACAGAAATTCGTAAGGTTCCGGCGCTAGGAAACTGTGACACCATGAGTTTTGTCAGTGCGATCGTTCAGTGTTCACAGCTCGGCCTTGAGCCAGGTAGCGCCCTCGGCCACGCATATTTACTGCCTTTTGGTAATAAAAACGAAAAGAGCGGTAAAAAGAACGTTCAGCTAATCATTGGTTATCGCGGCATGATTGATCTGGCTCGCCGTTCTGGTCAAATCGCCAGCCTGTCAGCCCGTGTTGTCCGTGAAGGTGACGAGTTTAGTTTTGAATTTGGCCTTGATGAAAAGTTAATACACCGCCCGGGAGAAAACGAAGATGCACCAGTGACCCACGTCTATGCTGTCGCAAGACTGAAAGACGGAGGGACTCAGTTTGAAGTTATGACGCGCAAACAGATTGAACTGGTGCGCAGCCAGAGTAAGGCTGGTAATAACGGGCCATGGGTAACTCACTGGGAAGAAATGGCAAAAAAAACGGCTATTCGTCGCCTGTTTAAATACCTGCCTGTCTCAATTGAAATCCAGCGTGCAGTATCAATGGATGAAAAGGAACCACTGACAATCGATCCGGCAGACTCCTCTGTATTAACCGGGGAATACAGTGTAATCGATAATTCAGAAGAATAATTCAGCCTGGCGGTGTAATGCACCGCCAACGTGAGACAGTTTTTATGACAAAAATTATGAGATATGACGATGTTAAACCATGTCCGTTTTGTGGTTGTCCATCTGTTACGGTGAAAGCAATTTCAGGATATTACCGGGCAAAATGCAACGGATGCGAATCCCGAACTGGCTATGGTGGAAGTGAAAAAGAAGCACTCGAAAGATGGAATAAACGAACTACTGGAAATAATAATGGAGGTGTTCATGTATAAAATTACTGCCACTATTGAAAAGGAAGGTGGCACTCCTACTAACTGGACAAGATATTCAAAATCTAAATTAACGAAATCAGAATGCGAAAAAATGCTCTCAGGGAAAAAAGAAGCAGGCGTTTCCAGAGAGCAGAAAGTAAAGCTGATAAATTTTAATTGCGAGAAACTTCTGTCCTCGTGAGTTGCATTATATACAAATTAGAACTTCATAGCTGATTATTAAAAATCAACCACATCCGCCAGTATTCTGTATATTTACTGGCGGTCATATCGTAAGAGGTATGGCAATGAATCTTGTGACACTCAAAACGTGGGGAAAACTCAGATATCCGGATAACCCACCATCAATATCAACGCTGAGACGATGGGCAAGGAATGGAAACATTTATCCTGCACCTGAACTACACGGGAGGAGTTACAGGGTGGTTCCGGAGGCTTTCTATATCAACCCAAATAAGGTTGATACCGATATAACACACCATCAGCCTAATGGGCGACAAGGGAGAGACAGTCCGTTACTGGAGAAGTTAAAACATGCAGCGGAAAAAATACGATCCCAATTTGCCTAAAAACTTAACATATCGAAGGAGGGACAAAGCATATTACTGGCGCAACCCTCTGACGAAAGAAGAATTTACACTAGGTAAAATTTCAAGAAGAGATGCAGTAGCGCAGGCAATTGAAGCAAATCATTATATATACAAAAACTACTCTCCTGCTGCCTTAATTGAAAAGCTTAAAGGGTTCGACTCATTTACTATGGCAGACTGGATTGAACGTTACAAAACGATTCTTATAAGGAGAAAAGTGTCCAGAAATACTTATAAAATTCGGGTAAATCAACTGGAGACAATAAAAGAAAAATTGGGGGAAATTTTACTGACAGAAATAACCACTCGCCATATTGCCGAGTTTCTTGATTTGTGGATTGAAGGAGGGAAAAACACAATGGCAGGATCAATGCGTTCTGTGTTGTCTGATATGTTTCGTGAGGCCATTGTTGATGGACGTATATCTCAAAATCCAGTAACGCCAACAAGAGCACCGAAAATAGTAGTTACAAGAGAACGACTGAAACTAAAGACATACAACTGCATCAGGGAGGCAGCAGATCAACTTCCGGCATGGTTCCCATTAGCTATGGATTTAGCCCTTGTAACAGGACAACGTCGCGAAGACATAACGAATATGCGCTTTAGTGATATTTATGATGATCGTCTCCACATCAGGCAAATTAAGACAGGAATGATGATTGCTATCCCCCTGTCACTCAGCCTTCCTGTCGCTGGTCTACGGCTTGGTACAGTAGTTGAACAGTGCCGCCTGGTAAGCCGGGGAGATTATCTAATCAGTGCCGGGATTAGAAAAAACAGCCCTGACGGCAGCATTCACCCGGATGGCCTGACAAAAAAATTTGTCGCAGCCAGAAAATTAACAGGTATCCAGTTCAGTGAAAACCCACCAACTTTTCACGAGATCAGAAGTCTGGCTGGACGATTGTACAAAGAAACATGTGGAGAAGAATTTGCTCAGCGTCTACTTGGCCACACATCGGAGAAGACAACAAAAATGTATCTTGATGAGAGAGAAAAAACGTACTTACTACTCTGATTTTAACGTAAATGGATTGTTAAATGTATTTTGGTTGTGATATAACCAAAAAAGACCGGAATACAGAAATTCGAGTAAATTTCGGGGAATTTCGGGAAGACGTTTGCAACTAATTGATTTTAAATACAATTAAAAAAAGACCGAATACGATTCCTGTATTCGGTCCAGGGAAATGGCTCTTGGGAGAGAGCCGTGCGCTAAAAGTTGGCATTAATGCAGGCTTAGTTGCCTTGCCCTTTAAGAATAGATGACGACGCCAGGTTTTCCAGTTTGCGTGCAAAATGGTCAATAAAAAGCGTGGTGGTCATCAGCTGAAATGTTAAAAACCGCCCGTTCTGGTGAAAGAACTGAGGCGGTTTTTTTATTGGAAATCAAAAGGCTATTTTAGGTAATTAACAGAGTTTTTCAGCTCGTTCTATAAACGGTGCCAGACTCATTTTTTCGCCGGGATTGTTAGGATCATCAATCTGAATCACCGAAATGGGTTGGGCTTTAGTCTTCCCACTGGCAACTTCCTTTTGTGCGATATCGTTTAAAGGATACTGCACGAGGGTACTTGGGTTGATGACATACAAAGCATTACCCGGTCGGCAAGTCAGCATCACCTCTTCGCGATTAAACGCCCATTTGTCTTTACCCACTTCAAAACGGCTGACGGTAATCACCTGCGGTGCAGCCAGCGCCGCTGCAGAACTGGTGAGTAACAGAAACGCCAGAATACTTTTTTTCATCAT